TTCTAACGATAGTTCGTGTTCAATCGCTTCAATTATTTTACGTTGGCTAAGTTGCGTTTGATATTCATTTTGAGCATCAACAGCATAAGGCGGAGTTGAATTTAATTTATCCATTTGTCAAGTTATATGTTTACTTTTTTAATCAATTTGTCAAGTTATAGGCTGACGAAAAACGGCAGCTAACACTGCATACCCGCAAGTGGGGCATCAGTGCTTATACCAAGTTTTGTGCTATTATCAATCATTTGTTATAATTTGAAAGTTTGTACTATTAATCCCCACCTGCGGGTATGCTTTTACGTTACTCCCTAAAATCCAATCACAGAACCATTAGGAGAAGGCAAACCAACAACAATATCACTTACCGAACCACTACAACCATTCGCGCCTGCCGTTGTATATGTGATTGTTTGACCAATCATAGCGGGTGTAATTTGCGTTACTACGTTACCAAGCGCATCGGTATAAATCCCACCACTAGGCGTTCCAACTCCAATTGGAATACCAGCCGCATTACTAAAGCAAATATCTGTTAAATTCAAAGTCGGCGGAGTTGGTAAAATAACATCAATACAAAAGTTTATTGTAGTATCGCATCCTGAAGCAATATTAGTTACAACATACGACCCCGTAAAATTGCCAGCAGTTGCGCTGATAACTGCCCAAGTAATTGTATTAGTTCCTTGACCAACAAAAGCATTTGGAACTGTACTCTGCCAAGTTATAGTGTGAGTAGTAGCATCGAAAGGTAAATTGGTAGCAAGGTTCTGAGCGGTAAATCCTCCACCGTCGTTTACGCATTTTTGAAGGCATGGTTGTGAAAATGCTGCCAATGAGAAGGCTGCTAAAATGATTGTTAATAGTTGTTTTTTCATGGGGTTATTTGTTTATTTAAGGGTTAAAAAATTAATTGATTTCATTGGTTCAGTTGAGTAGTCTCCAAGAGAATTAAAAAAATATTCTTTAGTTCCTGCGGGTGGAATTGGTGGCGGATTTTTAGGAATATTTTTAGTCCACTTGTTTGGAGTAAAATCAATTCCATGATTACTGTGCATCATTAACGGAAGTAAACCCATCATTAACATTGCATTTGATTTTTTTAGTCCCATTTTTTTCAATTTTCAATTAACCTTATAACCTTACTTACCTGCCACAATTCTCTTACTCGTATGAATACGCCCCATCCATCCCGTCCTCCCGAGGGATTTGTATTCCCCTCGATTGTGATAAGGTTGCCCTTTTCGGTAACTCCAAGTACAACGAAGATATGTGCGTCACGGCCAAGATTAGAAAAGTAAATAGTACACTGGTCTCCCCTTCTGACCTCTGACGGCAAAATGGTACGCTTTGCTTGGACTTTATCCCATACGACCTTTTCTTTCCAAACACCACGGCTCCAATTAGGAACAAAACCGCTAATAGGGTAAGGAATACAACTATTACGATTAGCAATACCCGTGAAGCCAGCGCACCAAGCAGCCTCAAAATAAATACCAACACTTGCAAGCATATTCTTAATATCTTCGCCCCAATTGCTACCTTTGGGCTGTTCGGTTGTTCCGAGATAGAGCAAGCATTGTTGGATAAATTCTTCGGTAAGTACATCGTTTGTTCTAAATTCGGGGTAAGTGTTTGCTGTTGTGTATTTGATTTGTAGCGGCTTTAACTTTTCCTTGCTTTGACTTAACTTAGAATCAGACTGTGCGCTAAGAATATTGCTGCTAAGATTCCATAAAAGTAAGTGCGCCAAGTAGAAGTAAATTCGGGAATATTGAAGTAAGAACCTTTTGGTACGGGTGTTGTGTAATTTATCCATAAATCCCTCCTATTATATTTTATCGCAGCATAAGCCGCAGCATTTGCCAAAAATACGTAAATCATTGCAACAAGCATAATTTCAAGTGCTTTTAAGCCTCTGTTGGGTTCAGATGGATTATCGTGGAAGAATTGGAATAGTGCGTTGATACCCGTTATATCCATTAAAATTGGGTAAATACAAAGCATTATAACTCCAATCGGCAAAGTAATTATCTCTGGAAAGTTCTTTGCTGAGATAATTAGCCAATTGAATAATTGCTTAAATCCCGTTGGAAGCCATTTGAAAAATTCGAGGGTGGCAACGTACATTGCTAAAATGGGAATTGATAGTTTGCGTTTCATAGGTTAGTTATTTATTTCGGTTTATATCTTATTTTGGCACGCTTGCCGAAGGTTTGTTGCGGGTAGCGGGTAGTTAGCAGTAATGCCAGCCGACCCACAAGCCGACTGACATACCACCATAATTTTAGTATCTAAGATTAACCTTTTCACGTCTGCGAAAATTAAAAATATCCTCTAATAAAAACTTGTATTGCGTTACATTAGCACAATGAGTTAAGGCGGAGGGATTGTTTGCCAATTTGCTAATCATATCAGCGTGAACATAATTTTCATTTTTAAATAATGTTATTAATGTTCTTACAAAAGTTGAACGGTTGTAACCATCGTAATAAGGTTTAAACATCAACACTTTTTCAGCAGTTTCATAAGCCTTTGACAAATCAGGAATATTTAATTCTCCATTTTGAAAGCCCATCATTCTCATAGTTACTTTATCAACTACCAATTGTTTGTTTTCGCCATTAACATTATCGGTCAAAATCATTTCAGCAATTGCAACTCCAAAGTCAGGAAAATCTAACATAAATTGTCGCATTTGAAGATAAGGCTCAAGACCTAAATCGCAATATGCTTTTAAATAATCTTCTTTTTTCCAATTTGCTGAGTTTGTGTTCAAAATCTGAACTTCTTCTAATCCGTAACCTTCAACTACTAAATAGTTAATTGGAAAATTTAATTCTTTAGCAGAAAGAAAACGATGTTGTCCGTCTATAATTTGCATTTTTTCATTTACAAGAATAGGACTAAATAAATACCTTTCTTTAAATGAACTAATCAGCCTTTTAATGTGTAATTCATTCGGCTTTCTGTTTCCAATCAAAGTTTTAAACTTCGCATAATCACTACTTGTTTGCACTTGGTTACTATACTTCGCCATTGGTGCATTTTTTAATTTATTCATTTGCTTATATTGGGTTTTATAACTCCGCCCAGAAGTTTTATTTTAATTCTAGAAAGGCACTACTGCTAACAAGGTATTGCCAAAAGCAGGGCTGACTTGCATCATTTCATCGTATGTAATTCTATTTAGCTTCATTACTTTATTCAACTTTTGTTTTTCAAATTCCCAACCATCGCCAATGCTTCAATTTTAGGCGTAATGCTACAACACATACTGCTCTGTTGAACTTTGAATGTCATCGTAAGCACTTTGTAAATTTGAAACGGCATCGTCTAAACAAGAAATTGCATTTTCCATTTGACTATATCTTTCACCGCCTTGTAAATTTTCAGGCATATTGTCAAGTTTATCTTGTTCTTCATCTATAATAAACTCAACTTGTTCTTGTAGTTTTGTGATTTTATACAGCAACTCTTCTAACTGTTTTCTTTTACTTTTATACATTTTAGTTATTATCAAAAGGGTTAATCGGTTCTACTTCGCCTGTGCCGTCACAATGTTTACACTCTTTAGTGTTTTCTCTAAAACATTCCCCAGCGCAGCCTTCACAAAGGCTATCTGTTTCTTCGCTTGTTTTAAAGCACATTAATTCAAGTAATTGAACACGGCCAACACCATCGCAAGTTTTGCAATAGCTTAAAGGCAATTGATGAAAATCATCAGGCAATAATAAATTTGATGTCATTTTGATTGGTTTTTGATTGGTTTTGATTCAGCAAATATAAATACTTTTTATATATTTGCAAACAAATAATTAAAATAATGAAAAATAATTTTAGAAACGTGGCCATTGCTTTAGTGCTTATTGTGTTTGCTGGATGCATTACCGAACGCAAACGCGCAAAAATTTGCTCAACCTGCCCCCAAAAAGAAGTGCGAACGGACAGCACAATTTATAAAGAGTATTGGAGCTTTAGAGATTCTGTGCTTAATGTGCCGCCCGATTCAGCACATATTGAATATGTTGTTAGCCCGTGTCCAGATGGAACAATTCCTACAATTAAAGAAACATATAAAAGGGATGGAAGGAAAACAAAGTTGAAAGGAACTGTAAAAAACGGCAAAATAAATATTGGCGCTGAAGTTGGCACCGAACAATTAAAGTTTGAAATTAGGGAGCGTGATCGGATTATTGAGAAAATAAAAAGTAGTGTTCAAGTTTTACCTTGTCCAAAAAGATGGGGCGCAGACTTTTTTTATTATAGTGGGATTGGGGCGTATGTGCTTTCGTTTCTTGCCCTTGTTTTGGCTGTAATTTATCGGTCAATAAAGCATGGAAATAAAAATAATTAATTATTTGTTTGCAATTAATAAATTTTTATATATTTGCCAAACTAATTACAAGACATGAACGAAGATAAAAAACGCGGTCGTCCTCACGGAACTAAAAAAGAGCCGACAAAAATATACGCTAGGCGAATTAAGCAATCTAAATTCGATCAAATTGCGCCTAAGTTGGATGAGATAATACAGCGTGCTAACGAAGTTTAAACCAATCAAATAAATAAACCATGCAAAAACCAATCAACCCCCAGCCTATTATTAACAACGTACCTAATCTTATGGCACGTTTACTAAAATTGCAGCATCTACACTTAGAGGCGCAAATTATTAAGCAAGAATTCATTTGCCACTACTTTTACAATCGTATGGACCATGATGAGTTTAATGAGAAAATGGCAGAATCTGAAAAAGAAATTGAAGGGCTGCAAGTGTCAATTCAAGCAATACTTAATTAGCAATGAAGTATCATAACATGTCTGACCTAAAGAAAATAAACATCGATAGGTGGTTTAGAATTGGCTATTGCATTACAGAATTTTGCGGCAGTGGAAAACGCCGCGACTTGCTTCCAAAAATACTTGCAAAACATCATATTTCAATGGACTTATTTGAAATAGGTTACAATGAGTATATTGGTGCATTTGATAGAAATTATTACGAAAATTACTAAACTTTAAACTATGTCAAAAGAAAAACCAAAATTCTCAGAGTTTATTTCTGAGATACAAAACCGTCGACTTACAATGTCAGAATCGGAATTTAAAAAATCAATCACATTAAAGGAATTAGACACTTTTAATGAGTTTTTGAACAAAAGCCCGAATCCTAAATGGATAAAAGAAAACAATGGAATGTTTTACTTACCAATTGATAAGGTTGAATGGATGCTTACTTATTTCTTCCAGAATTGGAGGCGTGAAATATTGCGCGAATCTGTAATGTTTAATGCAATTTCTGCAACAGTTAGATTGCACGTACAACATCCAATTACAGGTGAATGGACTTTTCACGATGGTGGTGGCGCTGTCAATGTTCAAGTTGCAAAAGATAAATCAGCTTCAGACTTATCTGCAATTAAACACAACGCTGTGCAACTTGCATACCCTTCTGCAATATCATACGCTCTTAGTAATGCAGCAGGACAATTTGGGAAGGTATTTGGTCGAGATTTAGGGCGAAAAGGTACTTTAGAATTCAGCGGCGCTCATACCAAAGAAGAAGCGCAAGAACCGACAATTACGCAAAGGTTGCAAACGGCGCAACAAACACCGCAATACGAAGTAAATTTTGTAGCACAATCACCAGAAGAATCAATTTTAAATAACTTATAACCATGTCCACAACAAATCAACTACAAACAATCGAAAGCCAAGCACTTGCAAAAATCGAAACGCAATCTTTTCAACCCACACCCGAACAGATGAACGCATGGTCGGTAATGGTCCGCAAGAAAAATGAATTAACTCAAACCCTCACCACCGCAGAATTAGAACTCCAGGGTATTTTATTGTCCGTAAATGTGCAAGACCACAAAGCAATTGATGAGGCACTTGCAACTTATCGTAAAAAACACGGTGAATTAAAAGAAAATCGTTTAACTTTTACTAGGCTTATTGAAGAAAAGTTGTTTGCTCCGCTTATGGCGTTTGAAAAACGCGCGGAGCCAAAAACAAATGAGCAGTATTTAAAATTAGATACCACATCACTTGAACTTAGAAAAGCAGCAAACGAAGCTGCCGCAAAAAAGCAAGCCTATGAAAATGAAAAAGCGCGATTTTTAGCACATTGCGCTAATGAGTTTATGAGGTTGGAGGCGCAGTATATAAACGAACTGAATAATCAGATTGATACCGCTTATTCAGCATTTTTAACAGCAGGAATTAACCCACCACCCATAAGCAACGTTGAGGTAAATATGGGAGCCGTAAAAGTTGGTGCAATGTATAAGTTTGATGCTTCATTAATTAACAAAGAAGAAATGCAATCATTATATTTAACACTTACGCCACCTAATTACGATCAGTTATTAGCCGATAAAATTGAAATGTTGCCGCAAGTGTTCGCAAATTATGAAATTGATTTGGCAAATGCAGTAGCAGCAATTGAAAGGCGTGAACTAGATGCAAAAATACAGGCTCAAAAGGTTGCTGAAAAAATAGAGGCTGAAGCGAGTGTTAATAATTTAATTGCAACAGCATCCGCACCGCAAATTGTAACGGCAAGAATTAAAAAGGAATTGAAAATTGAGCCTATTAATTCTCAAGCATGGGCACAGTTAATTATGACACAATTTATTGCTAATTTGCCAACTCTTGTTTCATATTTACGTGTTAAGACTTGGGCGAACGTTTCAATTCATCAAATGGCAGATGCAATGGCAAAACACGCTACTGATACAGGTGAAACTTTTAAGGGGATTGTTTATACTGAAATTTTAAAATGATACGTGTTAGCAATTTAAAATACTACTCCGATTTAGATTTTGATGAATACCTCGATATTAAGGGGTATTCATTCTCAGGAATTAAAATGTTGGAATCTGGAATAGCAATCGTACCATCCGAAGGAATGAAACTTGGAACCCGCGTTCACAACTTTTTACTTGAGCCTCATAAATATGACCAAGTAGATTATTCAATTGTTACTAAAATTGGAGGTGAATTGAAGAAGTTTCTAGGACCCGCAATTAAATTTCTTGAAAAAGAAGTTGCGTTTACTTGTAAAATGGAATGTAACGGTATGCAAATGCAGTACAAAGGCCGCGCTGATTTACTTTATAAAGGCAAACTGATAATTGACTTAAAAGTTTTGGCTGGAACATTAAAGCCAGCCGTTGAGCGATTTGGATACGAAAGGCAGTTAAGCGGTTACGCAATTGCAACATCAATCAACAATATATTACTACTTTCTTACAATAAATCACTAAAGAAAGATAATATTGAACATCAAATGTTTTCACCTAATAAAGATTGGTGGAAGTATGTAATAACTAAGTATGGGGCACCATGCGTACAATAATTAATATAAACCAATAAAATAAAAATAAAATGGCACTATTCGCAAATGTATCAATTGAATTAAGTAAGTTAAGGGAAGTATTTAAAGAAAACCCTAATCACTCTGCTTTTACAGTTCATGCAAACAAAAAAACTTATGTTAATCTTACAATTTGGAGCAATGATGATGTCGACCAATATGGCAACAATGTCTCTCTTCAATTGAATTCAAAAAAGGATTTTAGAGAATTAGAAGGTAAAGTGTATATTGGAAATGGTAAACGTGCAGGAACGCAGTCGCAAGCCGCAGCCCCTAGCAAAAATTACCAAGCACCAACAGCCGCAAATGTGGAGGATGATTTACCTTTTTAATTAAAAAAACAAAGTGGTTCAATCTCATATAGGTAGAATGAGAGGGCAGATATAGCCCGTGCGGAAGCATATCGAAACGCATCCGTTAGAATGTAGGTTCAAATCCTGCCCACTTTGCTAAAAAAAACCAATCACATTGAAAAAACAACTATACGATTATCAGCTTTATCTTGTAAATGAAGCGATAAGAGCAACTCTGTATTACGATAAAATACTTATTCAAGCGGCAACTGCTGCAGGTAAGACAGTAATGTTTAGTGCAATTGCTTATCGGTTTATTCAAAAGTCAAATGCAGATGTAATCATTTATGTTGATTCTGAAGATTTAGCAAAACAAACTAGAAACACTTTATTTGAATGGTATGGTATTTCTGCTCAATTTATTTTTGCAGGAATGAAGCGTGTACCAAAAGCGCGCGTTTATGTTGCAATGATAAATAGTGTTGGTAAACGTATGCCATCCAATATAGGACTTGGAATAATTGATGAATGTCATATTGCAACTTTGCATAAGGCTCATACATTTACTCAAGGGGTAAAATTACTTGGATTTACAGCCACACCATTATCGGCAAATAAGAAACAACCTTTAAAAGATATTTATCAGCATATTATTGTTGGTCCTCAGATAAAAGAACTTATTGAAAAAAAAGCACTTTGCCAAAATATTACTATTGCACCTAAAGACATTGTTGATAGAAATGAATTAGCAACAAAGGGAGGTGAATTTAATGATAGGTTAATGGGTAATGAGTTTTCAAAAGCAAAACACGTTAAGTCAACTTTAAAGTATTATGAGAAATTTTTAAAACACAAAAAGACTTTAGTATTTAATTGTAATGTTTCGCATTCGATTGAAGTCTGCAGACATTTTAAAGCAGCAGGTTATAATTGCAAGCACGTTGATGCTGTAAGCGTAAGTAAAACAGAATATGAAAAAATACTTGAATGGTTAAAGCACACACCTGATGCGATACTTTGCAGCGTCGGTAAAATGACAAAAGGCTTCGATGAAAAAACGGTTATGGGGCTTATTGTTAATCGCTCCATAATGTCATTATCTCTTTGGCTGCAGATAATGGGTAGAGGTGGAAGAGTTTGCGAAGGTAAAAATGAGTTTATTGCAATTGACATGGGAGCCAACGCCGTAAACTTAGGTGATTGGTCGGACGATAGAGATTGGATAGATATTTTTGAAAATCCTCCTACGGCACGTAAAACAGTGGGGGTTGCACCTTGTAAATCTTGCCCACAATGTGAAGCAATTATTTCATCACAATCAAATGATTGTAAATATTGCGGGTATCACTACCCTGCAAAAAAAGTTGCTGAAGAAGTATTGGTAAGTGAAGAATATAGGGTGCTTACAAAAGGAATTGATGTATCGCGCCTTATTACCTCAGCAAATAATAAAGGATATAAAGAATATGCAAGTTTTTATGAAATTGGTAAGCGGTTAATTAAGAATGCGCCGAAAGGTACTAGCCAAAGTACAATTGAACAAACTTATGTTTTGGAAGCCCGTAAATGGTGCGAAGCGAAAGGTAAAAAGTATAACCCATTTCACAAAAAACTTATAAAGGAATTTATTGAAGCAGAAATTAGTAAATTGCAAGCCACACCGCCAACCCAAAATTTACAACCACAACTAACTACACTCCAACCAATCACTAATATACTCCCGACATGGCTGCAATGATTTCGATTTATAATGGAGCAAAAGACACCAAGTCAACAGAAACTATTGCAATTGATTTATTTTTAGAATCAGTTAAAAATGGACGCTGGCAAGATATTGTGTTGCCAATTAGAGCAATTGGAGATAAGGAAATTAGGAACGAAGCTAAAAAGAAAGCGATAGCGGTTACAATTAGCGGGGCATTTAAAGAGCGAAAAGACGAGGCAATTGAAAAACACAGTGGTTACATTGGAATTGATATTGATGAAATTACTAATTTTAATGCTCAGCGCAGAATTTTGCAATCTGACAAATATGTTTACGCGCTTTTTGCTTCAATTTCTGGACGTGGCCTTTGTGCAATATTTAAGATTGCCCCTGCAAAACATCGAGATTCTTTTAACGGAATTTCTGAATATTTATTTAAGAATTACAATATCATAATTGACCCTACATCGGTTAATCAATCTAGGGCGCGTTTTGTTTCTTACGACCCTGAACTTTACATTAACCCTTATGCAGAAAAGTTTACTCAATATCCAACTGCAAAGCCGCCGCGAAAGATTGAAAATGTTGTTTTTCTTGATGATGATTTTAAATCTATACTATCACAGATAACCGCCAACCGCATTAACCTTTGCGATAATTACCATGAATGGTTAAGGATAGGATTTTCATTTGTACATCAATTTAATGAAAGCGGGCGCGAATACTTCCACTTAGTTTCTCAATACTCAATAAAGTATGATTCTGCAATTTGCGATAAGCAGTACGATGCAATGATTCGCCACCGCGCTTCAAACATTGTTACAATTGCAACATTTTACTATTACGCTAAGTCGGCGGGAATTGAAATACACTCGCCCCGCACAAGAAAAATTATTCAAGCTGCGAAGCAAGGTAAAGCCGCCGCCCTTTCTCCATCACAAATCGCAACCAACCTCAAAAAGTTTGAAGATATTGACATTGATGCAGAAAAAATTGAGGCAATAAATAAATCTTCGGCAAACCCATCGGATCAGCTTGATATTGTTTCGCAAATGGAAATGTTCATACGTGGTAACTACGATTTAAAACGTAATTACATCACCCAATATATTGAGGATAGCGGCAAAAAGCAGGAAGCAATACAAGTAAACAGTATATTTTTGAAAATGAAAAAGGTAATTCAAAAGGCCGAAGAAAGGCTTTTTAAGTTGCTTTTAAATTCAGATTTTATCCAGGAGTACAATCCGCTTTTAGATTTTTTTGAACAAAACAAACATCATAATTCAACAGGTCACATTAAAAAACTAATTTCTTCAATTAAAACAATTGATAGTGCACACGCGGAATATTTCTTTACTAAATGGATTGTAGGTGTAATAGCTTCAATTCATGGGCATCATTCGCCTTTCATTGTAATTCTTTATTCTAAGCAAGTAACAGGTAAAACAGAGTTTTGGAGGCGGCTATGGACTAAAGAATTAAAATCATATTACGCTGAGGTGTCATCGGGAATGAAAGACACAGATTTTGAAATTTTGATGAGTCAAAAAATTGTTGTAATGGACGATGAGTGCGGCAACAAATCAAAAAAAGATGTTGAGCACCAAAAGTCAATATCTTCAAAAGAGGAGTTTACATTGCGTAAGCCTTACGGAGAAGGAAATGTTACATTACCTCGCCTTGCAATGCTTTGTGGAACTACTAACGAGGACGATATTTTAAAAGATTTGACAGGTAATAGCCGCTACATTATAATTGATTTTCAAGGTTACGATTGGGAAATTTACAATAGTGTTGATAAAACGGCGCTACTTATGGAGGCTTACAATTTATATAAAAGCGGATTTGAATATGAAAGAAAATCAAGCGAACTGGATTACCTAAATAAGTATGATTATCTGTACATGGCTCCAACCTCAGCATGTGAATTACTTCAAAAGTATTTTGCCCCAACAACAGAGGAAAAAGGCACACCAATGACCGCGACTGATTTTGCAGTCTATTTTGAGGCTGAAACAAGGCAGAAAATCAATACAAAAATTCTTGGAATGGAATTGAAGCGGTTAGGATACAAGCAGGTAAAGGATAAAAAAGGCAGTAGAGTTTATTATTGTTACCCTCTTTCAACATCTCAAACAACATCACAATTATTAGTTGGAATTGAGCCGAAACATTTTCCAGACTTAAGCGAAGATTTGCCATTTTAATATTAAACACCCGACCATTAAAACAAACCTGCATACTTTTGCGGGTTTTTTATTTTTACAATGTTTGTACGTACAAACAATTTGAATTTTTAAAAATTGCCATCAATCTTTACTTAAACGTGCTTTATATCTAAATTAGTAAACAATATTACATCTTGGCAGATTTGACAGATAAAAAAAATCTGTCAAAAGCTGAACGCCTACTATAAGTAAGGATATAGTAGTACTTTTGACAGATGACAGATTTTTTTATAAAAAAGTATATAGAAAAATATATTTATTTATAGCCCTATTTTTACAATGTTATTTCTATATAACAGAGTCAAAATGCAAATTATCTGTCATCTGTCAAAAAATCGGCTAAAAACGTTGATGCTCTAAGAAGATAGCTTTTGACAGATAAAAATACATCTGTCCTATCTGACAAAAAATTAAAAACTATTATTATTTGTTTTCAATTAAATAATATTTTTATATTTGCCCATGAACTTATCCGAAGACCGATTACAATCCGATTGCTTCCAATGGTTTCATAATACTTATCCTGATTTGCGAGGGTTATTGTGGCACGTTCCGAACGGTGGGAATAGAAACGCACATGAGGCAAATAAACTTAAAGCAATGGGAGTTGTTGCAGGGGTTGCTGATTTGCATTTTTATTATAATGGCAACCTACACCTATTTGAACTTAAAACAGAAATTGGTAGGTTGTCACCTGCTCAAGAATTGTGGTTAGCAAAAATGGAGTATCAAGGTGCAAAAGTCAACATCGTGCGTGATTTCGCTACTTTTCAATATATTATTAATAATTTAATATCAAATGGCAGCAACTAATCAACGCCCCCACAAACTACCAACCAAGCCCTACAAACCATTATCTGAGCAAATAAGTATGTTGGGTATGGAATCAGCTTATTTTTCGCACGGTGGCAAAAATTTTGAAATTTTGGCAACAAATGTTAAACCGCATATTCATACGATTAAGAATTGTGAGACGGGTTCCACGATTGAAATGCTTCATAGTAGATTGATTGCTTTGTCGCAGTCTTAATTGTTGTTTTGTATGGTAACTATTGAATCTTATTGTTTTTTATTATTATCTTTGCCTCATAGTTGAGGTTTAAATTAAATGCGCAGTTTCGTGATTGGTTCTGCGCATTATTTTTTTATGTAAATTTGCGGTATGTCAGCACCTAAAGGAAATGAATTTTGGAAGAATAGGTCAAAGCATGGAAGAGATAAGATTTTCTCTTCTCCAGAAATATTATTGGAAGAATCTTTAAAATACTTTCAATGGTGCATTGATAATCCATTTATTGAAGTTGATTTTAGAGGTAAAGATGCTAAAGAAGTTTATATTCCAAAGATGCGACCTTTTACTTGGGATGGTCTTGAATTATTTCTAGGAGTTGAAAGTTTAAGAGAGTATAAAAAAAACCCTGATTACAAAGAATTTTCCCAAGTCATAGCACGTATTGGCAAAATCATCTACGAACAAAAATTTTCTGGAGCCGCTGCTGGCTTTTTAAATCCAAATATTATCGCTCGCGATTTAGGACTAAAAGAGCAGTCCGATGTAACAAGTGGAGGCGAAAAAATTAACCAAGTAATAAATTGGGGAGACAAGCAAATACCAATTTCATAACTCTTTCACCAAAGCAGTGTGAAGCGATGGATGCTATTGCTTCAGAAAAATACACCTTTATTTTATTTGGTGGGGCAATGGGTGGTGGTAAGACTTTTTGGGGACTAACTGCACTGCTTATAATGTGTAAGTTATTTCCTAAATCAAGATGGTGCGTTGTGAGGGAAGATATGGAAAAGATTAGATCAACCACAATTCCATCATTTAGAAAGTTGAATCCGCCAGGGCGATTATTTGAAAGCCCGTTTCATTATGTTCATACAAATGGCAGTGAAATACTTTTTAAGGGTGAAAATTACAACAACGATAAAGAACTGAATTGGTTGAAAGGTTTAGAGGTTTCTGGATTCTTGTTTGAGGAAATAAACGAATGCAATCTTGATACTTTACAAATTTCATTTGGTAGGATTGGTAGATGGGAATCGAATCCACGGCCAAAGCCAATAATTATGGCAACATGCAACCCATCAAAGAATTGGGTTAAAAAGGAAGTTTACGATAAATATATTAATGGAACGCTTCCTAATAAATGGCTTTACATTCCTTCAAAGATTACTGACAATCCTTATGTAACTGAGGACTATTTGGAATCACTTAAAAATATGCCGCCGCATAAATACCAGCAGTTTGTTGAAGGTGATTGGAATGTTGATGTTCCCGTTGACAATCCATTTTTAGATGATTTCGACGAGCAAAAGCACGTTGCACCATTGCCTTTAAAGTATAATGTACACTTACCATTAATTATATCAATTGACTTTAACTTAAACCCATTTTGTGCAATATTAGCGCAAGAACACGTAAGAAATGCTTGGATATTAGAAGAAGTAAGTATTGAAAATGGAAACATTGGTAAGATGTGCGAAACAATTAGAAAGATATTGGAGCGCGAAGGAATTACTAAAGCAAAGTTAAGAATAACAGGTGATGCGATGGGTAATAGGGGTGAAATTAGCCAGCGCGATAATGCATCTCTTTACATTCAGATTATGCGCGAACTGGGACTAAGTAAAACACAATTTGAGGTAAAAGCAAATCCGAAACATTCAAACTCTCGCGCAGATTGCAATCAAATACTTCGCAAGTTAAATGTACTAATAAGCCCAACATGCAAGGGGTTTATAACAGATTGTTTAAAGGTTGCTTGTGGTCCTGATGGAGAAATTATAAAGAGTAATAGAAAAATAATTGAGCAAAGAGCCGATTTCTTAGATTGCTTTCGTTACTTTTGCAATACATTTTTAAAAAAATATATTCAATGAGTTGTTGCCCAACAGAATGTTACAGAATTAAAGTTGCTGATTCCTGCATAAGCGAGGATAATGTTTTGATTTTCGGAACGATTGAAGAAATTAACACGCAAGTAACATTTCAACAGTTAAACCAAGCAAGCGGAAGGATTGACCAATTCTTGTTAACTTCTGATGTGACGGGTGAATTAATGTATGCGCCAGAAACGCCGCAATACTTTTCGAAGCGCACACCTTTTAGATTTATATTTTACATTTACACTGATGGTTATCCTGAGCAAGTGCCAGTAACAATTGATGGAGTTCTGTACGATTGTGTTGAGGTAACATTTGGAGTGATATGAGCCTACTTAACATACCAAAAGGATTTTATCTAATGGCAACAAACAACAAAGATACGATTGCTATACGTGATGAGCGTTTAAAAATTTGCGGTGAATGCCCAAAGGCTAAAGCAGGATTCTGCAAAGAATGCGGCTGTATGTTGGCGGCAAAGACAAGAGTTAAATCAGAAAAATGCCCGTTGGGTAAATGGTGACATATACCAAGCAAACCAAACCAAAATTATGTTAAAACTATTAAGAAATTTCCGCGCCAATAAAGCGCAAAAAGAATATAAAGGCAAATTGAAATATTTGTTTACTGCAAGTAACGGTGAAATGTTTTACACATTCCCTTCTGACTTAGCACAGCCTTTAAATAGATTTGCAAAGGTTCAGTATTTACTTGAAAGATTAAATTCTGGACTAAGCGGTGAAGAGTTAGAAAAGATTACCACAATAATGAAAGCGGCTATTCATGGAGGATTAAAAGACCCAAAAAACAGCGCACAGATTGCTGCGTGTGTAAGCCTTATTGAAATGCGAAAAGGTGATGTGATACATAAGGATATTTTACTCAACATTGCCGCAATGTTAATCATTGGAGAAAAAGAAGATTCAATGATAATTAGCGATGACTACCATCAACACAAACTTGACATCTTCAGCAAAGAAATTGAAACGACATCGCCGCACTCTTTTTTTTTGCGAACTTCCTTACATCCGCTACTAGGGTTAACACGTATTTCAGAACAAGAATTGCAAATGTTGTGGGAGGAAAATCTGAACAAACAGAAGCAGTTGAAACAGATGCTAGACAATTGGATGTTAATGTTCGAATAAGCCAGCAGGACAAACAGTTTAAAGAGCATCTATTTGACATTGGTATGTTTGCAGAAAAGACACTCGATGAAATGCTAAGCACTTCTGTTGAAGAATATTTAATTATATTTGCGAAATACTTTAATTTCAAAAAAAATGGCAGATGAAGTACTTGTAGTCTTTGCGGCTGAAGTTGACGGTTACAACGCGCAGATTAAGTCAGCCATTGGAGCAAATGATAAGTTGGAGCAATCGGCAAATGAAACGTCTGCACAAATAAGTAAAGACTTTGCTCAAAGCGGCAAAGCAATTCAACAAGCATTTGCAGGGAAAGAGGTTTCTAAGTCATTAGACCAAACAAAAAAGTCAGCAACCGAACTAAAGGCTCAGATTAAGGCACTTTACGATGAGGAAGTTCGATTACTTATGATTTCAAAGAATGTTGCAACAGGTGGAGTTGGAGCGGTAAGAAAAGAGGCGGCTTTGTTAAGGTCGCAGTTGGGAGGGCTAAGTGGTGAATTAAACAAGACAGGAAGCGAAATAGAAAAGGCGGCAAAAAAAGGTCAAACATTAACTGGCCAACTTCGTAATTTAGAGAATGAAATTTCACTACTTGAAGCAAGCGGTCAAGGTGGTTCAAAAGCATTCACAGACTTAACAATAAAAGCCGCGCGATTAGAAACCCAAATTGCAGATACAAGGGAAAGGGTGCGTGTTCTTGCCAGCGATACTTTCAAATTCGATGCAGCAGTTCAAGGAGTTCAAGCTGTTGCGGCTGCTTTTGCAGGGGTGCAAGGAGCAATTGCTTTGTTTGGTGCAGAAAGTGAAGAAGTAAATAAGGCTTTATTAAAAGTTCAAGCATCATTAGCACTTGTTGCGGCGGCGCAGGAGTTTGCAAATTTGGTGACGGGAAAAGGAGCATTAAAGTTGGCTATTGCTTCGGCAGCGAATGAATTTTTTGCAGTAACTTTAAGTGGAAGTTCAAGGGCTTTAAAATTATTTAGCAATGCATTAGCTGTAACAGGAATTGGAATACTAATTATTGGCATAGGAGCGGCAATATCAATTTTAAAGGATTTCTTTGATGCCACAGAAAAATCAAGTGCAGGGCTTCGTGCATTACAAGCACAGAATACTGAGTTTACTAAAAAGATAATTGAAGCGCAAGATAATTTAGATTTAGCACTTGGTAAAATTACTCAAAGGCAAGCCGATAGAAGGGCGGCTGAAAGAAAGTTTGCTGAAGAATTTACAAACCTTCAAATTGCTAATGCTAAAAAGTTAAAAGATAATGAAGAGGCATTAAAAAAAGCTAAAGAGTTGGGATTTTTAGCCACTGCAACAGGCGGCTTATTAGCAAATCTAGCGGTTGACCAACAAGTAAAACTAGAGGTTGAAAGATTGAAGATAATTAAAGAGGCTCAAACAAGTGAAGAATTAGCGCGCAAGGAATTTAGGTTACAAAGAACAGCAGCAGAAATTGAGGCTAATAAGCAGGAGCAAAAAAGAATTTTAGATGCGAATAAAAAAGAAATTGAAGATACTAAGAAAAAAGAAATTCAAAAAATACAGATTGAAAGCACTTACCAAACAATAAGAGGTGAACTTATTGTTGCTCAATCAAACAAAAGATTTGCTGATGTTGCTGTATTGGAAGCAGAATTGGATGTTTTACGTAATAAAGATTCAATTGAGGCGCAAAAAAATCTTATAAAAGCTAAATTAAAGGCTGATTTACTAGGTTATGAATTAGAATTTGACGCGGCAAAGCAAGCGAATGTTGATTTGGAGGCGGCAAAGGCTACATATTTAGTAAATATAAAATTAGCCGAAGAAAAAGCCTCGCAAGATACAATTGCATTAACCCAAGAGACTAATAAAAAGATTTTAAAATCTGATGAAGAATTAACTATAAGCCAAATCGGATTAATTGAATTAAGAAGACGCGCAAGGGAAAAGGAAGCAAATGCCGCACTAGATATTTCTAAACAAATAGTAACAGAATTGTTTGAATTTGGCGCACAGCTAAATGCGAATTCTATTGCTGATTTAGAGGCAAGTAAAGAAAAGGAGTTGCAGGCTGCTGGAGATAATGCAGCCAAAAGAAAAGAGATTGAAGAAAAATATTTAATTGAAGTAAGGAAACTACAGCGTAAACAAGCGATTTCCGATAAAGCGCAGGCATTGTTTAACATCGCAATAAATACGGCAACGGCAATATCTAAGGCAATCCCCAACCCCGCATTAGTTGCATTAGCTATTACATTAGGTGCTATCCAAGCAGCGACAGTTGCAGCGCGTCCAATTCCAAAATTTGAAAAAGGTGGATTGGTTAAAGGTGCGCGTCACTCACAAGGTGGTGTATTGGCTGAATTAGAAGGCGAAGAATACATTACAAACAGAAACGCAACAAGAAAAAACCGCGCACTACTTGAAGCAATTAATACAGGCAAAGAAAAAGAATTTATTTACAAACGTTTTCAAGTCCCAATCATTCAAGCCTCACAATCTGCATCAATAAATCAAAAGTTGAACGCTAAGTTAGATTCATCAAGAATGGAGCGCGAACTGCAAACAAGTAGAAAAGCTGAAAAGCAAAACACTAAAGAAATGATAAAAGCTATTGCAAACAACAAATCATTAAGAAGTACTTGGAACTAATGCCTATTCAATTTTTCATTAACGGACAAGAGTATGAAGACCCATTAAATTGGAGGGATTTTACTATTAAGTTACAGCTTGATAAGCAAATTAATGCTGTTGTTACAACTTATGATATTGATTTAGAAATGGGAGGCGATGCTTACCAATACTTAACAAATATAAGAGTTAATGGGAGTTATTGTGAGCCAATTCCAGTGCTTATAAAGTACAGTTGTAATGGAATAGGCTACATAAATTTGGTTGAAGGGAATATTTTTATTACCGAATGCAAATTTAATTTAAGTCGGTGTACAGTTGCAACACGGGTATTTGATAAGACTTTTTCAAGTTACATTAACACAAATAAGAACGTAAAATACATTTCAGACGCGCTATTTACAAAGGACTTAGTGCCAATGATTGCCCCACCAATAAGTATTGTTGAAATGTTTATTCCGAGTAACGGTGCAACTTCTGCTAATATTATTTTTGGAATAAAAGTATTTGATTATTTTACAAAAATTATTGAGTTTATTTCTAATGGAACAGTAAATTTTGTTTCAAATTTTTTTCAGAATGATGCAATTGGAAAAGAACACATAATTACCTCTGGACTTGCTTTGCGCAATAACGTTTCAACACCTTTCACATCTTCATTTGCTGATATGTTTGAGGTGTTTAGAAGTAAGTATAATTTAGGGATGGCTTTTTCTACAATCAACGGACAACCAACATTGCAAATTGAAAAAGTATCTGACTTGAATCAAGACCAGCTCTCAACAATTATAAATGAAGTTGACCCTGTATTTTTAAATTATGAGATACCTCAACTTTTTAACAGAATTGCACTTGGCAATAGAAGTATTTTAGAACAATTCCAATCAAGCAATCCAAATGTCTATTTACAATTTCCTCAGTCAAGGTTTAGAGGATTTAGAGAAGAATCATTTTTTGTTGTTGGCCAATGTAACATTGATAATGCTTACGATGCCTTTAACGAAACTGAAGTTATTGTTTGCCCAAATGTTATTGAAGATACATTTATAAACAATAACACTTCTTACGACCTTAATCCAATTATAATTCAGACCGAAGATATTGACACGGCTCCAAAAGCAAAAAGAACAGACCCTTATTTTATAAATCAAACTGTTTATAATGGTGGCTTAACAAATGCAATATCTTCATTAAATGCAATTGGAGGTGTTCCAAATAGTGTGATTTCAACCAATGATGGTTATCCTGATACGGACTTGGAATTTTTCACAGACATGAACGTTCCGCCGCCGTTTAACACGCCTTGCAGTGAATCAGACCCACCTGTGGATGCTTTTCCTATGCTTATGCCTGCTGGAGTTGGATTAATTGAGTTTGGTAACGATGCTTTTTACACGGAAATTACAGGGCAAAATATACCATTTGGCGATGTTGTAACTGATGTTGGATTAAACTATGACCCAATATTGTTTAGATGGAAGGCTCCAGATGTTTGTAATATTGTTTTTAGGGTAAGATTGAACGTTTTAAAAGACCCTTGTGCAATTGCTTTTCAAATAATTGTAATAAAAATTTGTTTAAGAATTTACGATGCTGGAGGTAATATTGTTTTTACCATAATTGGAGGTCCTGTATTTTACACACCATTATTAGCTCCTTTGAACTTTCAGCTAGAACAATTTTTCCCTTTAGTACCTTTAGAGGGTGGTTTTTCAGTAGGAGTTGATGTATTGGCAAATAAAGCATTCGATGATGATGCGGCTTTGTATTTTCAACCTACAATTGATGATTTTGGGGTAGAATTTTTTAGCGACTTTACATCTGCAATTTATATTGCAGTATCTCCAAATGATTTACCTTTGTACGACCCTGCAACTAGAAAAACACTTTCTTATGGATTTGAACAGCCTATTTCTTTTGAGCAGGTGCAACTATTAATCAATAACCCTTCAAAAAGAGTAGATTTCACCTATGGATTCATTCAACTTATTAAAGGCTCTGGCTATATCGACACGGTACAAATTAATAACCTCGATAGCTTTGAAACTAATTTTAAACTTCTTACTAATCAGTAACGCAATGGCATTCACTCCAATAAAAAATCAGCCTTTCATTTTTAATCAAGTTATACCTTGTTATGTTGACCAGCAGCCATACAAGTATGAAGTCTTAAACAATGATACTAATCAAATTAGTTTTGAGTTAACACCATGCGAAGGGGTAGAGCCAAACTTATTTAATACAATTTCTGCGGGTGAAGGATGGACAGTTGATGACCAAATTTACACTTCATCAGGTGGTACGGGAACAATAACTTTAACATTTGATGCTAACCTAAACAGTGAATTACTTTGGAAGATAACATTTAAGGTTGAGGAATTAACCGCAGGAAGTTTATTATTCAGCGTAAGTGGTTGGGGTTCTTACACAATTACAAGTAATGGGATATTTGAGTTTTATATTACCACGGCAACAAGCACAACAAACATAAATATCACATCACAAGGTTTTGTAGGTAACATTTTACTTGAAAACTCTGGTACAATTAACCCATTGATTCAGCCCGTTAATACCTCAAACCTTGTTCATTTATTGGATAATGAAGATAATATTATTGACACTATTCCAACTACCATTTACGGCAACCTTGCACTTTATAATATTAATTGGAACGATTATGCAGCAGGATGCTACAAACTTGCTTACATTGATGGATGCACAGACTTTGCAGGAAGGTTTACGGGGATTTGTAATGGGATTCCAACAGATGACTTAACGTGTTGGACAAATAATGGCATTGGCGGTTGGAGCGAGGACGATTCTTTCTTTTTTGAAGCTGATGGAGAAACGGGGGGGGTTGCTGTGCTTTCAAACGGTACAATTTTAGAAGCTGGCTACACTTACCAAGTGTCATTTGATTTATTTTCTATGAGCGCTGCGCAGTTTTATGTTACTTATTTAAGAGTAAATGAGACGGTTCAAGTTTTAGTTGGTCCATATTCAACGTTTGATTTGGGTGACCATTCATTTACATTTACACCTACTCAAAATGGCGTAATTCAATTACAATTTGTTGCACCTTCTACAAGTTCTAAAGGTAAGATTAAAGATGTAGTTGTTGCCTTAACAGGACCATTCGATTATGATGGAATTACCCCTTGCATTTGTATTGGAGGAGCGACTTGTAGCACATTAGAATTTAGCGGGTGTTTTGCTGACACGTTTGTTATGGAAGGGGTGATACTTGACAATCATTATCAACCGTCATTGAGATTAAATGCTTTGAATGGTTATCCGATTGCACGTTTATTTAAAAAGCAATACCTAACCGAGCAAATAAAATACAGAAGTTCATTAGGTAAGAATCAACTTAACTTTTTTGATGTTCAAAACACTTACATTTTAAGAATTGAGCAGCAGCCAGAATTTATATTTGATTTCATTTTTAAGACTTGGGCAGGATTTGATAATATGCTTATTAACGGCTTGCCTTACCGTTTAAACTCTGACCAATTCCCAGTAATTGAATGGAGCGATAAAACAGGACTTGGAAGCGTAGATATTGAAGTCTTGCCGTTCCAAGAGCGCACAAGAAAAGTTTTATGCGGATTTAGAAATCAACTTTGTGAACCTTTAACACCTACCAATTTAAGCGGAATGCTTTATGAGGATGGAGTAGGTAGATTGCTCGAAGATGGTGAAGGTATGGTTTATAATTTGGGGGAATAGTTTACAATAAACAAACAACGCTCGCTTAAAAAACGTGCGCTTGCTATTGTATAATTATTTTCCTTATATTTGCCCGTCCGATATTTGGTGCCGATTCTTCACAGCAAAAAAGAGAAGTTCAAAATTTTAATATTTTTTCAAAATGGGAAATTGCGTAAGCTATTGCTCTTCTGAATTATTAGAACATGAATTAATTAATTGTGAAGCATACGTTGAAGGCGCATCTTCTGCAATTGTAATCGGTTCATGTGCTTCGGATTTAGTTGACCCTTCAGATGGGACGGCAGTGTTAGCAGAAATTGCGGCAGGTCGTGCAAGATTGATAAACAATGTACGTGTTGACATTCCGCTTCCAAGCGCAGTGTTAGCAGATTCGCCTGTTGGCGGAGGCGCACAGATTCCTACAACTTATGACCGTACAATTAATTTATTTGATGCAAATGTTACCACCGAAAACGTTGACTTTTACAATCAGGTAAAAAATGATCGTATTGGATATATAATTGTAAAAGAATTTGGTGCAAATCGTGTAACATTTATTTCTCCTACAAATGGATTAGGAATTAAATTTAGCGGTGGTCGTATTATTCCTGCAACAAAGACTGAATTCCAAAGATTCGAGTTGATTGGTGCTTGGAGTGAAAAAGACGATGCGGGAATTTTTCCAACACCTGCGGGAGTATTTAGTTAGTATTGGGGGTGTTGAACCCCCTCTTTATTTTTATTGCCGCGAATTATTTTTATTATGACTACATCAATTATCTTAATGGCATTTGGGAAAAACGGCTACTACTTTGCGGCCTATAACCTTGCATTTTCCATTAAAGAACAAGGTTGTACAACCCCAATACATTTGATTACCGATTCTTATGAGAAATTGGCTAAGAATATTGGTGAGCGCATTAATGTTTTTGATTTGATTGTTGAAATTGAACCGCAACACTTCAAAGTTGGTGAACCAGCATTTGCAAAATTAAACTTACATCATTACATTACAACTGACCGCGCGCTCTATTTAGATGTTGACGCGGTTGCAGTTAAAGACATTTCTCCTTTAATTAAATTGTTAGAGGACGCAAACAAGCCGTATATTTCGCATACAGTAGGGTATCACACAATTGATAAAGGTAACGATATTCCATCAATGCAATGGGCTTGGGCTAATGACATTTGGAATCAATATGCGCTTCCAACAGATGCTGTGCTTCCCGCAATAAACTCTTCGCTTGTATTTATCAACAGAGTTGGAGCAGAACCAATCTATAAAAAAGCATTGGAATTATACGCAAATCCAATACCTGTTAAAAAATTACGCATGCCGTGGGGAGGTTCTCAGCCTGATGAACTATACATGAACATTGCCTTGTCGATTTGTAATATTGACCCATCACTTGACGGCAAAGGAAACGATGATAAGACGGGAGTAATTCATTTTGCAATGAAGCGCACGTTAACCACGGTTGAGGTAAGAGAACGTTTTTATTTACAATCATATTACGGCGGCATTGGATTTACCAATTCATTTTACACAAATTGGTGCGATAAGATATTGCGTGATTTACACTCAGCAAAAGGATTAAAACATGACTTTACAATGAATCATATTTTAAAAGATAAACACGCAAATAAGAAATAAAATAACGAATGGAACTAAGCAGCGAACAGGTTAAGGCAATGGCAAAAGAAGTTGAGGGGGGCGAGCGCCACTTATGGAATAGCGAACCCGAAGTTTGTGAGTTTATAGGGGCTTTAGTTGCTATGATTAAACCTAAACGTGCGCTTGAAATTGGTGTTTTTCAAGGTGAAACAAGTGTAAAAATCATTGAAAATATGCCGAAAGATTCATATTTTGCAGGCGTTGACATTGAAGATTTTCGCACTCATAATTGGGCGGGCACTCAACATAGAGGTAGTGCATTTGATTTTATAAAAGGTAGTTCATCCGATTCCTCCACCTACAAAGGATTTAGCGATAAATTTGATTTTATATTTGTAGACTCAATGCACCATTGGCAGCACATTTTACCTGAATGGAAGATTGTTGAAAAGTGGCTTGCACCTGCGGGTGTAATTGTATACCATGACACTCATCATATTGAAGACGTTGCAAGGTTAATGGAATATATTGAAAATTACGGATACAACATAATTAAACTACAAACACCCTATAATAGAGGATTAACTTTAATAACAAAAGCATAGATATGTCAACTAAAAAGAAACCTAAACGCCCAAGAGGCAATTACAAAGCACCAATAAACCGTTTATTTTACAACTGTGGCGGCAAAAAAGGCGGCTGCAATTGGGCTGGTGCTACTGAAAGCAAGACGCAAATAAAAGTAATTGCTAAATTAAAGTAAAATGCTAACAACAGAGGAAATAACAGCCATAGTTGACCGCTATGTTGAGCATACAAAAGATTGGGCGCAGGCGCAAGCACAAAAGCAGTACGGCGGTATGATTAAATCCCTTAATGCTTTGTTCCCGTCAAGCGATGCAGTTAATACTAACACCATTCCTAATCAATTACCTGAGTATTGGGTTGGTTACAATTATGTAGTTCAGCAAATGCAATCAATTGAGCCGCATACAAGACGCGCGTTATTTCCCGAAAGACTTTTTAATTTACGCACTCCAAATCAAACTACTGAAGAATTAGAATACATAAAACAAACTTTTAAAAGTGTTACACTACCAGTTTGGCAAGATTTTATAAGCACATTATCACGAGGGGCGAACCGTTCAAATTACTCATTAAGATTTGAAGGTGATGAAGCAAAAGTAAAAGACTTTGAAGATTATTTAGAGTATTACTTACCAATTTACAATTCATTTTATAATTGGATACTGCAATACGAAATCCCACTTGCTCAAAAAGATGCAAACGGATATATTGCCGTAATGCCTTACGAAATACCTACAACAACAAATGAGGCGGGCGATATTGTGATGTCTGATGAAATGGTAAAGCCATTACCTTATTATTTTTCATGTAAAAACACTATTGGAAAAGGTGAGCATTACTATTTGTTTTTATCACCAAATGAATATTCAGTAGTGCTTGAAAATGATAAGCCTAAAAGAATAGGGCAAGTGCTTTACTTGTTTGATGACACTTACATTTACCGAATTGAACAAACGGGCAAACGTGTTGATTTTAAATTTAGTGAGCAAGTTATTTACTTTGAGCATTTATGCGGTGAAGTTCCTGTTCAACAGTTGGGAGGTGTTCCAAATTATGTGAATGATAAAGTTGTTTTTGATAGCGCATTTAGCTTTGTTTCTGACATTTTAGATTTGGTATTACTTGACCAAAATAATTTAAACATTGCAAAGACTAAATGCATTTATCCATACCGAATAATGCTTGGTTCAATTTGTGATTTTGAAATTGACGGAGCAAAGTGTGATAATGGTTATATATTAAGCGAAACAGGAACTAAAAACACATGTCCAGCTTGTAAAGGGCGAGGAAGTGTACCTCGCATATCTCCTCTTGGTGAATTGCTAATAAACCCTGAAGATGTTTTTGGAAATGGAGATAAATTAACAACAGCGCCAATTCAGTATGTCAGCCCATCCACAGAAACGGTTGAATTCTTGAAAAAAGAAATTGCGGACAATGAAATTAGAGCGCGCAAAATTGTACACTTAAACGATAGTGATGCAAAAGTTGCAGGAAATGAAAGCACAACCGCAACGGGGTCTTTAAATAAATTACGCTCAACATACGCATTTATTAAGCCTATCAACAGCCAAACATTTAAAGTTGCATTTAAGGTTTTAGATTACATTTCCATCCAAAGAACGGGAGGTGCGGTTAATGTTTACGGTACAGAGCCGACAAGTTTTGATATTAATACACCATCTGACTATTTAGATGCAATTAATGAAGCTAAATTAAGCGGAGTTGCACCTTTTATAATGTATCAACTTTATTCTGCTTACTTGATGTCAATTTCAAAGACAGATCCGTTACAAGCATCAGCTTACGATTTATTACTTAATACAGATTTGTTACTTGGAAACACACAAGAAGAAATTGCACTTAGAATTGCAAGCGGAACTGCTGAAAAATGGATGGATATTGTGCATAATTCTGGACTTGTTTTAATTTATCAATTGCATGACGCAAATGAAAGGTTCTTTAATTTAAGTATGGAGGAGCAAAAAACGCAATTGGTTGATTTAGCTAAAAAACTTGTTGAAACGCCTCCGACAAATATGCGCGCTGATGTTATTGTGTAGTAATGACTATTGACGAACTAATAAAAAAAAAGATTGAAATACTGGAGAATGAGCCTGAGAAATTGGGCGAAGCTGCGGTAAAATCACAACTTTATATTTGGGAGCAAGTACAAGAGCAAATTGATAAATTTGAAACTGTTGATGGTAAAATTGTAGTTAATAACAAAAATATCCGCATACTTTACAAAGTAATTGACACGCTAAAAGAATCTATTAACAATACCGATTTTCAAAAAGCAATGAAAGCGTTTGTTAATTCATTTGATGAGGCGACCACAATATCAGATAGGCTTGCAAAAGAAATTGAGAAAGGGTTTAAGCCGAATAAAGCACAAAAAGATTTAGTTCAATTAGCAAAAGATAACGCAGTTTCAACATTGATTGGTGAAGGATTGGCCGCACGATTAACCCAGCCGTTTGTTGAATTATTAGCGGCAAATGTAAGTGCAGGAAATAGCTTACTTGAAACGCGTAAACAGTTAAAAAAGTTTGTTCTTGGAACAAAAGATTCGGATGGAAGGTTACTTGCAAATGTGCGGACAAATTCAGCCACAGCTTTAGCCGTTGCGGATGCTTCATATTCAGCCGCAGTTGCCGAACAAGTTGGTGCGGTTTGGTTTAGATATGCAGGAAGCGTTATTGACACAACAAGACCATTCTGCAAAGAACGCGCGGGTAAATATTACCACAAAAAAGAGATTGAATCATGGGCTAATGGCGATTGGAAAGGGGAAATCGCAGGCACTACTTCGCGTACAATTTTTAGTTTTAGAGGCGGGTGGAATTGCAGACACTCAATAAATATGTTAAATATTCGAGTAGTTCCACAGTCAGTTATACAAAGAAATATTGATAATGGTAATTATAAACAATAATTTGTATATTTGTATCCAATTAATGTCAAACTAAACCATAAAAACTATGTAAAATGCCAGAAAAAATGATATTATGTATCCGTTATGCGGATGGAATGCAAAGGGAATTTCCCGAACATCTTGTAAAAAAAACAGGCTATCTTTCAAGAATGGGTTGGTCTGTTTTGGAGGAGTTTGAAATGCCACCTGTAAATGAACTGAAAAAAGTAGTTGAAGAAAAACCAAAACAAACCAAAGCGCGCAAAGTTGCAAGTCCTGCTGCTGAAGCTATTTTGAATGAAGATGAATTTCAGCCCTTACCTGAAGATGAAGAAAACGAAACCGACAAATTAAACAATCTATAAACCATGCCAATAAAACCAGAAGAAGCAATTGAAATATTGCAATTTATCGGGATTGACCCCGAAAAAACAGAAACGATTGACGCTGCCAAAGATAAATTTGGAGCCGATTTTATTTTAAAAAGTGAAGCGATAAAGGATGATGTAATTGCAAGCAAGATAGTTGGCTCACGTATGGGCGCACTTGAAACAGAAGCAAAGCGCACATTTAAAGAAATCGGTGTTGAATTTGAAGGTGAAGAAATTAAGGGTAAAAAGTTAGAGGATATCTTAAAACTTGGAGCCACAAAAGTAAAAGAACAATTTGAGCAAATTAAAAAGCTAAACACGGGCGGAGATGATGCTTCAAAAGAATGGGAAAAGAAATACACAGCCCAACAAAAAAAGTTAGCCGACACTCAAGAACTTGCTAAAAGTCTACAAGAACAGTACACATCACTTGAAGGTACTTACAAAACCGAAAAGAAACAAGCTAAACTTACTGACTATAAAAAGTCACAGATTGCGGATATAAAATTTAAATCTGACATTAATACTTTAATGCTTGATGGCTTTCATGCAAACATTGAAAAGAAATACGGAATTGATTTTGATGAAAAAGACGAACCATTTGTAATTGATAGGTCAACAAATAGCCGCATTCAATCAAAGAAAAATGCGGGTAAATTTGCGGATTTTGGAGAAATTTTTGAACTTGAAGCCGCGGCAAATAAACTTATTGCAGAATCGCCGCACGGAGGTAAACCTGTATTCACACCTAAGCCCGCAGGAAATCCGCCCGCAGGAAATCCGCCCGCAACAAATCAAAATGTATCTTCAAGAGCTTTGAGAGCCGCAGGGAAGTTTTAAAATAAAGCAACAATTACCTTTTGACGCTTTAAAGTGCAATCGAACTCTAATTCTGTTGCACTTTTTTTATTTTGTAATTAATATTTTTTCTATATTTGCAGTATTGGACATTGTGCCTACATCGGCAAAAATGATGTAAATCGTGGTGAATCGCCCCGCCATTAATTGGAGCGCAAATTCATAAAATTTACATATCATGTCTGCATTAAATCAGATTTATTCAGAATGCCCTGCGATTCAGGCAGGTATCAATGATGCTTTTGGCTTTCAAATGGCTCAAGAAGCATTGCCTCAGTTAGAGTTTGTTAACTCCGAATTAAATACACGTAACATTAAACAATTAGTTTCTCCAGGCGGCGCAAAAAAGCGCAAGGTTAAACTTTCATTTTTCCCACGTTTACCTGAATCACAAGCTGTTGAAGGTGCTGCTGTTTGCGGTCCTTTCGATCCAATTGGCGATAACACGGCAGAATATGAAATCACTGCAAACCCTGTTACTTCAGGAGAATCTTTTACACCAGAAGATTTAGCAGAATATTGCAGCGGAAATTCAAGCATATTAAATGAGAAATTAGCACTTCACTTAGATGTAATTGATAGAGCTATTGCAACAAGACTTGCTGAAGAAACCTTTGCTTTAGTTGGTGGATATTCTCAAGATGCAAAAGATTACTATGTTGCCCCAAATCCAGACGGTATAATTACCAATTTGGAAGTATTGGAAATGCCTACAAGAATTGCATCTTCTCAAGAGCAATCTGGATGGTTAGAAACATTGCAACAAGCTTTAATGATGACAGGTTACACAGGTGGAGTTGTTGGATTTGGTGGTGCCGCAATTAACACAGCCTTTAGACGCGCCCTTGCAGGATGCTGCACAAATTCTGGTCTTAATATGCAAGAATTGTTAAGACTTTACGGTATTTCATTTGCTTACGACAAGCGCGTTGCGGCTGCTTTTGGTGGTCAAAACGAGGCTTTTTCAACTGTGCCTGGTGCAATTCAATTGCTTTCTTATCAGTTAGCTGGTTGGAAAGATGGTTTTCCTCCTGCTGCTCAAATGGGTTCTAATTACGTTCGTTTAAGCGCTTCCACTCGCGCTGGTGTTCCTGTTGATATTATTTTCAAAGACGAGTGTCCAGGCAATTTGCAAATATCTGTAACGGCAGATGTTCAAACAATTGCACTACCTTCTAATATGTTCTACGAAGGGGATAATTTCTTTGGAGTTAATTACATTAATCATTTCCGCGCAAAAAACTCATAGCCCCGATTGAGTATATTGGCAAGCTGTTTGAAAGTGGAGCGGGCTTTTTATACGAATCGGGCGAAGGGTACGAATTTAACGCATAGAAACGCATAATTTAATTCATAGTAAATTAAATTTCATAGTTTGATTGGTTTGAGGGGGTTTGTCGTGTACTTACCCCCAACCATTCAAATTTTTAAAACACAAACACCATGTCAAATTGCTTTTCAAAAATAATAGGAATAAAAGAGGCGTGTTCGCAAGACTACGTACCTAAATTATTCATCAATCAAATTGGAATGAATTTGGCATTGTTAGACCAATATGCAGGGAGTAATTATTCAAGCGGCTTGGATTTATTTAATGATAAGTTGGAATTCGCAGGGGAAGCAATGGCAAGTGAAATGCTTGCTCAATTATCAAAAAGAATAAAAGGAACTACCATTATTGCAAATATTGCAATTGGTTACATTCCAAATCAAAGCGGTAACAATACTGCTTTAGGTGATGGTAATTGGGTTGGAATTAGAATTAGACAAGATTCGCCTTCATTTATTGCGCTCACTTTAAAAGATATTAAATTGAATATTGATACTACGGGAAATATTCCCCTTAAAATATTCGATTACAGAACAAAAAAAATAATTAAGGACATAACAGTTACGGCGAATGATTGGAGCCAACTTAATGAAGTTATTCAATCTTTAGGGCGTGACATCGACATAGTAATTGGTTATGAATCACTTTTTACCTCAACGCGCACGCTCGTTAACAGAAATGTTTGCACAAATGGTTGCCCGCCTTCATTTATTAGCTGTTCAGACTATACAGATGTTGTTGGGGTTAGGTTTGTTTTAAGTGGTGCAGATTTAGGGACTTTAAGTAACGTTGGAAACACTTACGGTATGCAATTAAATTACAATATCACATGTAATTATCAATCATGGCTTTGCTCCCTTTCACAAGTTACAGCCCTACCATTACTTTATAAAGTTGCGGCTGACATAACAGAATACGCAATTCACTTTGCGCCAAATGAGAGAGTAAATAATAGTGTTGATAATAAAGAAAATTTAAAATCTCAATATCAGTTTTTTACTCAGAAATATAATGAGGCGTTAAACACGTTGCTTACTAATATGCGATTGCCTGCGGGTGACGATTGTTTTTATTGTAAGGAAAATTTACGTTATACTATTTCATTACCATAATGACGCGGGATATGGCACAGACAATAGAACAATTAAATAAAAGATTATTAGAATTAACAGAATCGCAGAAATTTAATGATGCGTTGACGGAGGCGGCTTTAACTGTGCAAGATGAAATGAGTAATAGAATATTTATTGAATTAGAAAATATTGCAGGAAACAAAGCGTCAAGTGCAGATTATTCAACTAAAGAAATTTGGGTTGAACCGTTGACATTACCACGCAATGCAGGCAGCGCAATTGGTAAAAGAGGCAAACCAATTCAAACAAGATATTTTGCTGGAGGTTGGGCTGATGTTAAATCGCAAGTTGGTCGCCCAAATTATGAATTAAACGGAGTATTGTTTCGTGATTTCAATTCTGCTTTAGTTTCATTTGGAAGTAATTTACGTGTTGCGTTAACCTTAAAAAATCCTGAAAACTTTGGAAAGGTAAAAGGACTTAATAAAAAATACGGACGTACTTTTGGCGTAAATGATAAAGAGCGCGAACTGTTTGGGTTAGTGCTTGGTGATTTAGTTACAAAACAAATTAATGAAGACATAAATACTACAACTACATAGTGTGTAAATGGACATCCTGACCCAAATAATTACTTACGGAAATAGCAAGATTGCTACAAGCGGCCTAATTGAGCGCGCGTTTAATTTAGCTGTTTTGCAAAGTGGCAATTATTCTGTTTACGAAAGGGATGGACAAATGATATTGGTAAACAATATTGATAATTACCGAGGTCAATCATTTTGGTTATTGCGAACATTAAGCGTAGTTGCTGAAGATGATGATTTAAAAGGTGGCGGCGAACTTTACACGCATACTTTTAACTTTGACTTAATTGTTTCAAAGCGAAAAAATGAACTTGCTTGTGATAGTTTTGGAGCCGACTTTGAAATTTACCAACGTATTTTAAAGTCACTTGTTGAAAATGGAAGCGATGAAGCGTTGCGATTGGTAACAACAAGCAGACAAGCAACAATGCGCGTGCGTGGGTATGGAGCTGCGCCGAAAGAGGTCGCCCAAAAAATAGACTACTCAACAATCGCAATAAAGATTGAAGTAATTTTAAAAGCAAATATTAACTGCATAGCTAATCTATGCGCAAATTAAATAAGATATGGCAACTCCTTCAGAATTTAAAAAATTAACAGACCCAACAATTCCTTTTCAAAGCGGAACCGTTGCGCTAAATGATTTAGCACATATAGTTGATGTAAGTGATACTTCAGGAGGTGCGGCGGGGACTTCTAAAAGAACGCCTGTGCAGAAGATATTTGATGCAATTCTTGCTGCATTTTCTGATTCTTCAACTACAGTAAAAGGCATAACTAAATTATCAGTTGCTCCAGTTTCACCTACAGATCCAATTGCGGTAGGAGATAATGACCCGCGAAATTCAAACGCAAGAACACCAACGGCTCACGCCTCAACTCATACAAACGGAACGGACGATATTCAGAGTGCAAACGGTTCTCAAAAGGGTGTATTAACGGCTGCAGATTGGACGGCGTTTAATGGCAAAGCGGTTGTTATTAGCACAGATAAAGCAACAATATCTGCGGGTATTTTGGCGGCAACATTAAACCCAAATGCAAGATATATAATTCAAGATGCCTCTGCGGGTGCGATTAGTGTTTTTGCAACTGGAACGGGAAGCATAACAACGGCAGCAATATTAAACGGTAATTGGGATGGAACAACATTTACTTTTGGAACTTTTGGAAGATATTCATTAAGCGAAGATTGGTTTATCCCAATGAGTAATCAGTATGCAGCCGCGCCAACTAATGATGAAGATTTTGATAAGGGTTACGTTGTAAATGATATTTGGATTGATACAACAACGAGTATAACTTATAAATGCATTGATGTAACAACAGGCGCAGCGGTTTGGCAGGCGCAAAGTTTTAATATAATTTCAATCACCTATTCAGATTTAGTTACGGCAATATCAAATTCAACATTAGTAAAATTAGGGTGGTATTTGCTAACAGACTTTGAATTAACACATGAAATACCTAATAGTGAAGGGGCTACTTGGACATCTCCTGTTGAGCCGATTTTAATCCAAGCTATTGACGTTAATAAATTAGCTGATTACGGCCACTCTCAAACATGGTTAGGCGAGGTTGTTTATTATACAACTGATAATAATCAATCTGCGGTGTTAGGGTGTACAAAAGGTTATGTAAGAAGGAGGGTAAATAATAGATGGAAACTTGATTTTGGAACTGATTACAGAAATAATAGATATAGGAGGTTTGCGGTTAATGTTACAAATACTTATGATGGTGCAACTATTTACGCTCAATATGCTGTGGTTGAAGATGGTAGCGGGGTTGTGTATGGAAGTTTGCAAGCTGGAAATTTAGGAAATGCTTTGACCGACGAATTGTTTTGGGTTAATTTAGGATATAATAACGGTGAATATTGGGGGGTAACTGGCACAACTTGGAATATTGGAAATTATACCATTGACACCGATGCTGCTGATTTTGAAGATAGACCTATGTTAGACCCAACTGATTTAGATAGTGGAAATTACTTTAACGGAACAATTGAACAAAGCGCAGATGAAACAGGGTTTAATTTTGGGTTAAATCAATTAAACAATATTGTTGTTAAACTCTACAGCACCATGTACGGCTTCACATTGAGCAACAGCAGCATGTACGCCTTCACAATGAGCTACAGCAGCCTGTACGGCTTCACATTGAGTAGCAACAGCATCCTGTACGACTTCACAATGAGCGGCAGTAGCCTGTACGCCTTCACAATGAGTAGCAACAGCATCCTGTACGACTTCACAATGAGCGGCAGTAGCCTGTACGACTTCACAATGAGCTACAGTAGCCTGTACGGCTTCACATTGAGTGGCTACAGCACCATGTACGGCTTCACATTGAGTGGCTACAGCACCATGTACGACTTCACATTGAGCAACAGCAGCCTGTACGGCTTCACATTGAGCGACAGCAGCCTGTACGTCTTCACAATGAGCTACAGTAGCCTGTTAGGCTTCACAATGAGCTACAGTAGCCTGTACGGCTTCACATTGAGTGGCAACACCAGCCTGTACGGCTTCACATTGAGCGACAGCAGCCTGTACGGCTTCACAATGTCTTCACAAACAATTCGAAAATTCTCAATGGAGGGCGTAACGGTAAATACCCTCGACACCACAATAGCAACAATAATTTTCGGAAATTACTCTAAAACAATAACGTCAAGGATAGATGGAGCACCAAGAATTAGTTACATAGATAATTCGGACGCATTACAAATTGTAGATATAAACATATAACAATGAACATAGCAAAGACAATAATAAACAAATGGCATCAATGGAACAAAATACAGACAGTAATAACGGAATACTTGGATGGGCAATATTCGCAGTAAGTTTTATCGGTTCGTTTTTAGAACCGCTAACTGATGGATTAAAATTTATAGCTGCGTTTACCGCCGCACTTATTGGTGTTGTAAAGGTTGTTCAATGGATAAGAGTTGAATTAAACAAAAGAAAAAAGGCGCAACAAAAAGGCGGTATTTAACTACCGTATCAACCTACCCGCCAAATCGTATCTAAGCGTATCAATTACAACCCGCACCGATTCAAAATAAACGGGATTGCTTATTGTCATTTCACCGTTGTAATCGTGTTCTAAGATTTGCAAATAATAAACCCCCAAATAATTAAAAGGCACACGTAAATAATAATTCTGCTGCGTTGAGGTGTTGCCGAATGCATTTTTACTGCCAATTCGCTGCCAACTAATCATATCACTTGACACCATAATATCAAAATAATTCGCGTTTGTTTCTGACATTGTTTGCCAGTTAATCACCAAGTATCCATTGTTTTGATATCCTTGTATTGCTCCGAAATTCACAGCCAAAGCTACGTAAGGAATGAAATATGGGCAAAAATTATCTATGTATGAATTAGTGATTGTAAAGCAAATGTTCAGCGTGTCGTTGCCTAATTGTACATAGTTGCCTTGTTGAATTAGTGTTGCGTTTTGGTATTGGTTTATTTCGCTAATATTTAAACTACCATTTTGCGGTGAAGAATAAGCCACGTAAATATATCCTTCTGCGCCGTTTGTATTAAGGTCAAAGCAAAGTGTAGTGTCTCCTATAATTAATTGCTCAAAGCAAAATGAAGCATTGTAGATTTGGATGAAACTTGGAACAGTGGGAGTGGTAAAAATTTGGCAAGTAACAAGCAATGGCGCAAGTAATAGTAGCAAAGTTTTCATCTTACCAACGTCACCCTCCCCAAATCTCTTAATTTCAAACCCGTAATTGTAGTGTAGTCGCAAGTGTAAACGTACACGCCGCCCATAAATTCACCACCATCCCATTCACTCACACCTTCAAATATTACTTGCCCTTCCCGTGTAAAAATCCTTATCATATCTATTGTAATATTTTCTCCAACGGGAATCCAAGTTTTATTCGTCCCGTCTGGCACAAATGCATTCGGGGCGTAGTAAGTCCACTCTTTGCAATTGTCGACAAATAGAATACGTTTATCAATTGATGTGCATCCGTATTCATTTGTAATCTCCAACTCCACAATAAAACTACCTTCACGATTAACTACTAATGTTGCATCTTGTTCGGTACTTATAAATCCATCTACATTCCAATTGTACCCGTATGCAGTTTGAGTAGTAAGATTTATTATTATATCCTTGTCGCAGTAGTTAATCTGTGCAATAATTGAGTAACATAAAAATAGCAGCACAAGGGTGAATCTCATGCTGCAAAATTAAACAAAATGTGTTATACATAATGTTAAGTTATCTGCAATAGATTGACATACTACTTATCATACCGTATTTTTTATTTAAAAAGTTTAGCCCCTGTTGCCTTTCTTCGGGTGTCGCTCTTATTGATTGTGCATAAGCATTAAATCCAATTAAGCTACCATTTACAAAACAGTCCTTTGTTGCTTGCCAACGCTGATGATAATGACCCATAAAATTGTAGTCTGCAACAGTTTCTTTATTCATATCTCCAATTGCTTTTCTAAGAGGAATTGTAAGACCTCCAACACCACCGCTATACTTTATATAATCACCATGAAAGAAACGATTTACATAGCCCATTATGTTTAAATAAACATAAATCCCATCACCAATTACAAACTCTATCTTTTTATTATTTGAAAAGTAATCGGCTAAATCATGATACATCATCCACTCGTATGAGTTTCTGTAACCTGTTGCTATAAACTTTTCCTTTTCAGTCCTTCCATGATTTCCAAAATTGCAAGGAATAATTATCTTTTCAAATTTTCCATGTTGAAGATAAAAATTGATTGCAGTAATAATTTTTTCTTTTGCAAATCGTATTGCTTGTGTTGGTGAAAGGTAATTGCTTTCTCTTAATTCTTGATGAATATTACCACTTATAAAATCGCCACCAAGCCAAATAACAACTTGCTTTATTTCAGAATTATTCCTTTCATGGTAAATCATTTTTAAACTGTTTTGAATTAGCATACTCCAACTTGACGCAGCAATTTCTAAATTATATTTATTCGCACCATTAATTGTTGAAGGTTCTACCCTTTCGTCAAAATGAGTGTCACTTAATTGTATAATAGGAACGGTTTCGCTTTTACTTTCTGAAACAATAGGCTCAATATTTACAATTTCTACGGGCTGTTTAATATTTATGAGCGCATCGAAGCGTTTTTCAGAATCTTCGTAAGCTTTTAATAAATGATTATACTTTGCATTTAACTCCTTTACCTTTGCAGATTCAGCGCGTTTTCCGAAATCAAATGCAATAAGTTCGGACGTTGTCTTTGGCGGTTGTTGATCTTTTAATATCTTTTCTTTTGGAGGTTTAGCTTTCTTTTGCATCTCCCGTCTGAATGCAGTCCTTAATGAACTATGACCTTTTGCTCCGTATTTTATTCCTAATGATTCTGCTATCTCCTTACACGTTTTAAATCCTTCTGCAATCTTTTGTCGAACAATTTCAGCGTAATTCATAGGTTAGGAATATGGATTAGGCTGCAAATATATGTAAAAAATTGATTATTCGATGCTTATGTTATTTTCAATAAGCTCCAAGTGTATTTTATCTCTTATTGCTTGATAAGCATTAACCGTATGAACATTCAAGTTGTCATTAAACTTTACTTCATTGCGTAAAAATTGGTCTAAATCCCAAATAAGTGACTTGTACTTTCCTGCATTGCAAGCGGTTTCAAATTCTTTTTGGTCATCTCGCAAATCAAATTCTAATATTCCTTTCATTTTGTGTGAGTTTTATCATTTATTCGTTGGAAAATATGGTTAATCCTCTCTTTCAATTCATCATCAATATTATTATGCAAAATACCTTTTAAAGCTCCAATAGCTTCGCCCAAATGCTTTGCATTTTCAATATTGCGCTTTTGAATTTCAAGTATTAAACTTTCATTTTCAGCTATGCGATTTTCTAATTCTTCGATGTAGTTCATAGTCCATTTAATATTCATGTTGCCATCGCCACAACACACCCAATAACACCAACTGCCAAACCGATTACAAACCAAGTAAAGCTGAAGTATGATTTTTGTAAGGGTGGGATGTCTTTTTCATTTTTAATAGCACGTTTACGAGCCTCAATTGTTTCGTTTATAGTAAACTGATATGTTTTTACTTCTCCATTTGGGTGCTTCAAGTACACCGTTGAATACTCTGTTGCCGCACCAAACTCGTGATGCTTGTTCTCGATTGTTTTTAATTCGCCTTGTTTCATTTTATATAAATTTAGTTATTTAAAAGCCTATAATACCTGCGAGTATCCCCCCACTAACATTTACAATCTGAACCCTACTTGTCGTTTCACAATCACAAATCCTTTCCAAAGTAACTGAATGATTTTCGTTTGGCAAGTTAACCGTTACATTTTGCCCCACAACCGAACCAAAACTTCCCGACCATCTATACGTGCAAGGTTCAAAACAAGCCCGAGCAACTGCAAACAAATTAGCCGAACCGCAACTACTCACATAGCTAAATGGTTGCATTTGTGGACGCGTATATGGCATTGAAATATTTTGCAGACCAAACATAGTGTTTCCGTTTGCAATTGCAGCGTTGAAAACAAAATTACAACCTACTCCTGGGGTTAATGGATTGTTGATTCGTGCAATGTCTGTATTGTTTCCGCGTGAAATGTAAATGCGTCCGTCGTCTGCATACCAACCTGTTCCAAGACTCGCAACAGTCTGAGGCGTTGAACCAACTTGTGTTATTGTTCCTGTACAAACATTAATTTGCCTTACTGCTCCATTGTTTGAAAAGGTGTAAAGTAAGTTCTCAGCAAACTTTGAATCGTAAACACCATTTATAGTATAGTTATTTTGAAATGTTACTACTCCCGTTGACTTGTTAAAGCCGTAAGTTTCAATTTGATTTACTCCATAGTAACAAACTGCGAATCTATTGCCGTCTAAATGAAAACCAAGTGTACCTTGTGATCCGTTTGCGCCTCCATTTAGTCCTGCACTACTTATGATTGCTGGGCCTAATCCGCCTGCTGTTAATGGGTAAGCGTAGAAATTAGTTGATTGAAAACGCTTAGTTACAATCCATGTCGTGTCGCCGCCGCAAGTAGTTACAGCACTTACCGATTCGCGCATATTAAAAGCCGCATTTAAAGCAACGTTTTTTACTGCTGTAACGGCCCCTAAACCTCCATTAAGTGTCATGTCAATTACGCTGTATGCCAAAGGTGCTAATCCCATTTGACCAAGTGTAAATAAATACAAAATATTTGGCGTGTTTGGTTGAGCAACTATTAAAGCTGTTTGCGTTGTGGAATTGCTGCCCGTTAAAAAGTTTCCATTTGGCATTGCGTTATTGTTCCTATCGTATGCCGTTAGACCATCGCTGTAAGCAAGTATTTGACCTGCGGCATTTGATAGGCAACTTGCACCCTCAATGGTATTAATTGCGCCAAATTGAAATGCTGCGGGAGGGTTGAGCCTTACGTTACGCCCAAATGTCCAGTTTTGGTTTTGGGCGGTGCAGAATAAGGGCAATAAAAACAGCACTAGAAATAATTTAGATTGAAGCCATTTAACAGTTCTTAAATACCTTCTTAATTGCTTAAATCCTTTGCTACTTACTTTAAATTCAGCGTTACTATTAAAAGCTGGATAATAAAATGAAGCATAACCAAAATTATAAACTTCAACTTTAAAACCATCAACTTCTATTTCTCTTATGTTAATGTTTGCCATTCTGATTAGTTTTTAGTGTTGGTTTTGGGGGTTATTAATTGTACATTTTATTTACAAAACTTTCGGTTTATTTGCTTATTTGGAGTGATTGGCGAAGGTTTGTTGCGGGTAGCGGGTAGTTGTGTGCAATACTACTGAACTGCATCAAACAAACTTACCGACTTAACAGCACTCATAACTCGTTTTTTCGCATCTTTTATATTTAATGCCATTTGTTTAAAATAGCTATCTTTTAGCTCAATTCC